GGTTTAGCAATTATGCCATTTTGTCGCAGTATCTGAAATGGTGTTCTTTCATCTGTTTGAGAACGGAAATCACCAGCCGGATCACCCCATATATCCATTTCTAACCCTTTAAATTTTTTTGCTATTTCTCCACGCAATAGTTCACTAAATCTTGTTATACCCATATCAAAGCAAACAAGTTCATGGACTATTTGCCAATTACCCATAGGTAATCTTTGACCAAATACTGCTGCTGGAGTTAATCCAAAATCTATTCCTACATAGACTGGTAATTCTGCAATCGGTATTGGTTCTTTAGCAATATGTAATTCTTCTTTGAAACCAGAATACACAGGTTTACCTTCTTCTAGCGATCCTAGTTTATTCATTACATAAACATCAATCCACCCTTTTGTTTTTCCTTTAATAATATTATTATAATAATCTTTTGTTAGATTAGTTTTATTTTCTGCTAATTCATTAGATTCATATCCAGCTAATTGTTTTTCTTTTATTATTTCTTTCATTCCTGATGGTTGTGTATGAAAAGACCAATTATCAGGCTTAACTAACATTAATGCTTCTTCCCTAGAAATATGGTCGGGAACAGGAACATCGCCAGCCATGACAGGCCACCAATGATCTTCTTCAGGAGCGTTGGTATCACAGATAACTCCATACCAAGTAGCTCCACCATCTCGCATACTAGGAAATCTACCAACACGCATAGTACAAGCATCAATAATACTTTTAGGTAACTCTCTAGCTTCATTAACCCATACTCCTGTTAATTCTAATGATAAAAGTTTTTTTACATCTTCAGGTCTATCTAAAGCAAGAAAGATAACTTCCAAATCAATTTCTCCTTTTCTGATTCTATGTGTATAGGGTACTGACCATGCAAATGGTCCGAAATCTTGTTCAGGAAACCAGTCTATCCATGTTTTGATGGTAGTAGTTCTTAACTGTGGATTGGTATTACGAATAACTGCCCATCTACTTTTTCTAGTTCCATCCTTACCTTTTTCTTGTGCTAAAGCTCGTCTAAATATTTCTATACAACAAGCAACTGATTTACCTGATCCAACTGGACCACGAAGTCCACGAAAGAAGTCATCTGACTTCATAAAATTTTTTAGTACATCTCCATCTGGTTTATAGGAAAATTCCGTCATCTTACCTGTTCTAAATATTTTTTAATCATTTCTTCAGCTACTTTTGGACCAAGTGCTTCGATAAGTTTATCGGCTTCTTTATCGTTTATAAATTCTTTAGGATAATGTTTAAAGTGAATAGTCTTAACTATCTTCCTCAACCTTTGTCGGTCTTGGAAACTTATGTCGAAATGGGCGTTTCCCAAATCTGGCTTTAATGTGTCTATTTTGCCAGCCACCGTTCCGAATTTGTCTTTTAACGCCTGTTCCTCTTCGGGAGTTTTCTTGTATCGTTCCTTCTTCTGTTCCTTCGTTAGTTTTGGCTGCATGTAAATATAATTTGAATTGTTCCCAATCCATACATATCATAGGCGAAGTTCTATCTTTTTTCAATACTAATAAATCAGCAGAACCTTTCCATTTATCTAATTGCGTAAAACCTTCCCCATTCTTCCTTGCTTTTACTTCCACATTAGTTCCATCAAATAAATCCTTAACTTGAACATCATGTGGAAATGCTTGGATTGCTCCTGACAAAGGTTGTCGTCTTGCGTTAAATCCTTCTGCTTGAAAGAGCTTAACTATTTCGTTCTCTACTCTAGTACCCTTTACCTTTGCTTTGCTTGACAACTTTTTTCCCTGTTTTTTTTGCTTCTGCTTTAGCTTTCTTTACACCAGATTTAGAATAAGAGAAAGTTTTTTTTCCTACTTTAGGCATGAGATATTCCTTTCAGTTCATTATTTAATTTATAATTAGATGCCCTTAACGCTATCCTATCATCATAGGATTTATCTAGCTTATTCATCAATATCTTTGATGTAGCTGATAATTCTTTATTTAAATCTTTAATTTCTTTTACTTCTTCTTGAAGTACTTTTACTTGTGAAGTTAGGTCATCTATCGTCATATTCTTCATTCCTTTCATTTTATAGTAATTTGGGTGAACTTTAAACTATAAAAGAAAGAAATAAATTTTTCAATGCACACAATTAATTACTTAATTGCTTCCAAACATTTTTTAACTTAGCTTTAACAGAATTTGAAAAAAGATTACCTTTAGCTACTGCTTTAGCAATTCTTGGGTTATTTGAACCTACTACATCACTAAACTTAGGTGTATTATGCTTTCCAAATAATTTTGCTTTAAGACCTTTATTCTTTTTTATAACCTTAGACGCT